TAATTTTATAACTATATAATAAATGACCCGAGTTCATTTAAAAAAGAGTCCAAGAATCGACAAAAAGTTCCGCGTAACGTTCGAAAACGGACGGTTCGTTGACTTTGGTGCGAGAGGATACTCGGACTATACAATACATAAGGATCCTGTGCGAATGCGTTCTTACGTAACGCGACACGGTGGATTCGTTCCGTATATGGTTCAAAAACAAACTGATCCTAAACTCATTCACACAAACATGCTCGATGTTATAAGAAGCGATACAGAAAACTGGGGTAAAACAGGTTTTTATACCGCGGGGTTTTGGTCGAGATGGCTTCTTTGGAGTCAACCCGATTTGGTAAGTGCTAAAAAGACAATGACTAAGAAATTTGGTTTAGTTTTTTTCTAAGACCGCGTTTTTCAAGATTGGCTTTCAAAGCAGTCATTAAATTCGCGCGAATGTTTCGTTTCATGGGACGTGGTGGAACTGGTGGTGCTGGTGGTATTGGGGGTGGAGCTGGTACACGTCTAATAGGAAGTGGTGTAGATGGTTTTCTAACAGGGGTTTTAGGTTTAGGAACACGAACAGGTGCATCCATTATTTTAAACATGGATTTACACGCGCGTAAAAGTTTTTTCGTTTCTCGAACTTGAATGTCCAAAGCCGGCGCCTGTCGTTTTTGAATTTTCAAACTCAATTCCTTTTCTGTTAAAGGTACGCGTTTACCTTTTACCTTTTTAGTGACGCGAAGACCAAGTCTCTTAGCTTCAGTTTTTAATGAATCGATCCTCATTTATAGTAAACCAAGAAATTAGTTATATTTAATAATTAGGCATGGGAACATAATTCATTGCACGATCAGCAGCCATTCCTGCTGCTGCACCGGCTAATGCAGTGGGTGCAAGTTTTGGTGCAATAAACCAACAACATAAACAACACACGGTCGTAATAACGGCGTCAGATATAGTCGCTTTTTTACACTTCTCACTCTTTTTGATCTTATCGATATCAGGTACCCATTTACCACATATACCCCATCTTGTAGATTGCGAAACGCATATGACTATAAGTGAAGCAAGCATAGCAAGCTTATCCATTTTAAACAGAAGATGGATCATTTTATTAATAACGTATATTTTTATTTAAAAAAAGTTATCCGTTCTGTATAGTTTAGCCTGGAATGCACCCGTTTGTCCTAGAACCGAAACAGATTCATTACCATAAAATTCACCACACCCGATATCGTCCATACAATCTCTTGAATCGTGTGTTATGGGAAGCGAATACATTTGATCACCGGGTGTTGTCGTGTAATAATGGTACCTATCTCTTCTACCTCGAACCTCTTTGCCGTACAATGGTAAAGTTTCATCATCTGGACCAACAAGAACACCCATTTGTTGGACGTGCCCGGGTTTATATTCTTTGATTGGCGGATCCCTGTATTCCTTTTCAACTCGTACTGGAACTCGTACTGGAACAGGTACGCGAACTGGAACATTTCTCTGAACCTTTATTGGGTTACGAGCTTGGTATACAATAAGCAACATAAGTGCGACGAGCATAAAACCTAACAACTTTTGTTTTGTTTTAACCTTCATTTATAATACCACAACATTATTTCCGTAAACTATACAACGGACTCAAATCAATTCGATCGAGTCTAAATTGAACCAACATCCAAAGACTAAAGAAAACGGTTTTCAATAAATTATTTGCATCGGTATCATCCATCATATATATTGGTCCCATGACCCTACCAAAGAAAGTCTCTTCTTTCTTATTACCAGTCATAACCATTTCCATTTGTGTTAAAGCACACGTATCGTCATTAATAGACCAGTGGAAAAATATAAAAGGTACAAGAAGCGAGTAAAATTCCAAATTTTGTCTATTTTTCATAAATGGAACAACAAGCATTGTTATAAAAAAAACCAAATGAATGAAGAATATAATGTTCATATCTATTAGTATGAACGAAGAAAAGAAACTCCCGAAAATATGGCATCCACAACAGGAAAAAATACTTAAATCCTGGGGAGAAGCTGCGGCCTGTTATAGATATATGCATTACCAGGCGTACTGTTCCTACAAAAATCAGAGTATGAAATTCACAATACCACTGATTATAGTAAGTACAATAACAGGAACAGCGAACTTTGCACAGGAAACATTCCCACCAACTGTGCAACCATACGTTCCATCTGCTATCGGTGGTTTGAATCTTATTACTGCTATAGCAACTACTATCATGCAGTTCCTTAAAATAAACGAACTCATGGAAGGACACCGCGTTGCATCAGTCCAATACGGTAAAGTTTCAAGAACAATACGACTCGAATTAACGCTCCCACTTTCAGAAAGAACACAAAGCGGAACAAACATGATCGAAAATATGAGGGCCGAATACGATCGATTAATTGAACAATCACCAAACGTTCCCAAAAAAATTATAGATGATTTCGAACGAGAATTTCCAGATGATAATGCATTCTTCAAACCAGAAATCATGCACATTCAACCCATAAATCCATTTAAGGCAATAGAAGAGAACAAAATAATAACGAAACTGAAAGATGCTGTGGGGGGTGTAGCAAAAAGAGAACTCAAAAAAGAACTCGACGATATACGAGGTACTACACAAAAAATAAGTAAAACAGTCAAGGCTGATATAGAAGGCAAACAACAACGTATTGATGAACTTTCAAACTTAAAAGATCAAGGTCTCGTTAGTTTGAAAGGTGATTTAATGAAAGAACTTCGCCGAAGAACCGAGCTCATGGAAGTCATTACAGAAATACCAAAAGATGAAACTACAGAATCAAAGAAAGACGATTCGCAAGATAAGCAACCATAACAAAAAGTATTAAATTAAAGAAACCAATACACATTACATAAGGAAGTATTTTCCTTTTTAAAGGATCTATAACGCGTTTTTGAAGCGTATCATTTTCCAAAAACATATCTAAAGCTTGAGTAGTAAGATCATCATCTTCACCTGACATGGATTCCTTTGTTATTATAAAACCACAAAAAAAGAGTCAAAAAATATCGCTACACGACAATGAAATAAACCTTCTGAAAAAATACATAAACGAAGGTAAAAATGTATTTTTGTGCGGATCGTCTGGTTTTGGAAAAACATTCATCCTGAAACAGGTTCTCGATGAATCAAACAGTATAGAAATATGGGACGAACCACTTCGAAAAAAAGATATATTCATGAGTACGATTAAAAAAGCTAACATGCACGCGTATATAGAAGATTACGAATCAGATATACACGCGTATAAATGTATAGTAGAACAAGTTTCCGAAGGTATTAAAATAACAAACAAACAATTAATCGTAACATCAAAAAGTGTTTATTTTATGGATAATTTCTTAACCATAATAATACAAAAACTTCAACCATCTGATATAATAAAACTTGAACCAAAACACACAAATTGTAAAGTAGCTGCAGAAAAGTGTTTGGGAAATCTTCACAATTTCTACGATTATTTAGAATACCCCCACCAAAAAGATTTTTTCAAAACACCAAAAGAAATAGTATCTGAAATATTATGTAATAACCTAGATGTAGACGTAGATGATGCCATATGTGAACATGGTCATATATGGGCCGTTATACAAGAAAATTATCCAGATGCAATAGAAGATAACGCCGAAAAAATAGCAGATTCACTTAGCTCTACAGATGTTTATGACGATTTACTATACCAAGGGTACTGGGAAATGATGCCCTATTTCTCTCTAAATGTCATGAAAATACCAAGAGCGTACTTTACAAAAGAACTCATTAAAGATAATCTAAGACCAGGTCGGTTTTGGACCAAGTTCGGAAACCAAAAAATGCGTGAACAAAAAATAAAAAGTATACGAGCACGATCACCTTCTATTTTAGGCCACCAAGAGTTTATGATTTTAAGAGAATACGCAAAAAAAGGCGACGTTTCCAAATTTAAAGAATATAACTTAACACCACAAGATTTTGACGTCATGAATCATCTAGGATTACAAAATAAACTCAAACAAAGAGAAGTTACTAAAATAAAAAAATTGATTAAAGAAGAAATTACAAAATAAAATAAAACATGTCTACCACTACCACGGAGGATGAGGATTTTAAAATCACTCGCGTTATTGGTAACGAAATTCTATATTACGGTGAAATCACAGACGACGATATACTCGACTTTATAGAAGAGTTTAAGAAACTCGAAATCAAACTTCTTAAACAAAAAGCGGAATTTATAGGCTATGAACCTGTTATACGCGTACACGTGTGTAGCGGTGGAGGCGATTTGTTCGCAGGTCTAAGTGCAATGAACATACTCGAAAAATCACGCGTTAAGGTTATCACGATCGCACAGGGTGAGTGCGGTTCAGCAGCAACGTTCCTCCTTTTAGGCGGACACGAAAGGCGTATCGGTAAAAATGCACACGTTCTCATACACCAAATATCTACGACCGGGTTCTGGGGGAAATACGAGGAAGTTAAGGATGAAATGAAAATGTGTGATAAACTCATGGATATGGTTAAGAAAACGTACACGGAAAAAACGAATATTCCCGATAAACAACTCAAAAAACTCATGAAACGCGACGTATACTTAGACCCTGACGAGTGTATCAAATATGATGTCGTTCGCGGTATTGACTAATATCGACGTGGCGTTTATACAATCCTATTCCTGTTACGATAATTAAAAATATACACAACGTATTCATATTCAAAGGTATAACTGTGTTTTCTGGAGGTTTAAGACGCTCCATTCTGCCATAGTCGACGACAGGTGGTACTGTCATATTTAATCTACTATAGCTGAGTAAAAATTTTAGACACAAAAAACACAATTAGAGATTTTTATATAATATAATTTAAATGAAAAGAGTTGCTATTGATATCGACGAAGTTCTCGTCTCGTTCGTTAAACCCATGGCTAAGTTCCGTGGCTACAAAATGCCGACCACTAAAAAGTACGAATATGTTTATAAAGACATGTTCAACATATCAGAACTCGAATCGCGAAACATGGTCCACGACTTTTACGAATCAGAGGCATTCGCAAAACTTAAACCGATAAAGGGAACGTGTAAACAAATGGGACATTTACGCGACTATGCCGATAAAATGTATATCGTCACAGGTCGTCAGGATTACGCACGCGACCAAACTGAAAAGTGGTTAAGGTACTGGTTCCCCAATACGTTCGACGATCTTATCATGACCAATAGTTATACGGATCACGAAATCGAAAAACACGAAATTTGTCGTAGTCTCGCGCTCGATTCAATAATAGACGATAGTTTTGACGTGTGTACCAAATGTAATCGCATGAACATAGATGCGTATAACATTATAGGGTACGGTGATATCACGTACCCGTGGGCCGTACAATCGAGTATGGCACGGGCGTGGGATTAAATGATGGTGCTAATTACTACCATACCCGAACCACCGTGTCCACCACCACCGGCGTCATGATGTGATCCACCACCGCCACCGCCACCCGTATGTTTACCCGCATTACCACCGCGTTGATGCCAATTACCATCACCCCCGGGTGCTGCCTCAGCATCTGAAACCCCGTTCGTATCCGGACTACCGCCTCCGGAAGCACCGGCACCCCATGCACCTACACCACCACCACCTTTACCACCGGAACCTTTAGGGTTAGAGTGTTCTGCACCACCGCCGCCGCCAGACCAATAATATACCGTTCCTAAAATATCGGACGATTTACCGTCACCACCATCGGCTTGGGTCGAACCATCTTTACCCCACGTACCAGCTTCACTCGCACCACCACCGCCACAACAATAATGACTGTTTGTCGAAATCGCACCATCAAAACCTTGACCTGCCGTTCCTGAACCATTCAAGGATCCATGTCTACCGGAACCACCGCCACCGGAACCACCGTCTTGACCGTCATATCTCGAATCGTGGTGATCGTGTCGAGAACCACCTCCACCTCCACCTATAGCCGTTTGCGAGGTTCCCGATATGGAACTATTACCACCATTACCAGCGTGGAAACAGTTATTGTTATAGTTTACACGTGTACCATCACCTCCACCGCCGACAACAATTGTTTGTGCACCCGATATGGATTGGTCTGTCGCTTCTAAGTATCCACCAGCACCCCCACCGCCACCAGTATCAGCACCCCCTCCACCTCCACCCGCAACGACGAGTGTTCTTGCATTGGTTACGGCACTAGGTGGTGTCCAACTATACGTCGTATATGCCGCGATAAAATTTTCACCTTGTGGCGACCCTGTCGAGGCTGTATTTGTAGCCGATGCGAGTGTTCCCCACGAATACGTCCCCGTAGCCGTATCGGAATACACGTACCCGGCGGCCGCTGCGGCTGTTATAGACCCGTGACTATACGGATCACCCCCATCAGAAAACGTACCTTGATGGAACGCGACTCTAAACTCAAGAAAAAATTGTTTCGCAATGTTCC